ACATTGACAATATCAGCGCACAAGCGGACACAGCAGATTGCGATATTGAATACGTAGTGTTTACAGTTTGATAAACATCGAACGAAATACGGCAAACGAGATAGCGTTGACCCTTACGGAAAAGGGAACGGCTACTTACTACCTCTTCGAGTTCCAATCGGATAACACGGAGGCGGTTGAATATTGTGTTGCTACAGATTCAAGCGCATACCCTGAAAGGTTTAACAAGTTCACCATCACCGAAACGTCAACACCTAATAACTTGAACGCGGAGGTAGAACTACCAACGGAGGGGCAATGGCGTTACTTCGTTTACGCTAACTCATCAGCTTCAAATTTAGACCCGACAGGATTGGCAGAATTAGAAAGCGGAATCGTGAAAGTAACGGGAACAACAACACCAGTAACCACCTACTCAGGCGGCAACTCAAATTACGTAGTCTATGGCTCTTAAAATCTTAAACTTCGGAGCGCATAAAGTACCGACCTTCAAAGAGGCGAGAGGAAAGGATTGGATTCTATTCGGAGACGAAGGCGAGTACAAAAACAGATACCCAGAGTACCTTCTGAACCTTTACCGTAGAAGTGCCAAGCATCACGCTATTATCAATTCCAAAAAGGACTATGTAGTTGGTCAGGGTTGGGCGGTCAACTCCGAAGGGTTGGACACTATGGGACTTGCAAGATTACAGCAGTTCATCCAAGAGCCGAACCAATACGAAAGTCTGAACGACATCTTGGAGAAGGTCGCACTTGATTACGAGTTATACAACGGATTCGCTTTAGAGATTGTCTACAACCAGCTTAACGACAAGATAGCGGCTATTTATCACGCTGACTTTGCCCGTTATCGTTCAAATGAGGACGGCACCAAGTTCTACTATTCAGAGGATTGGAAAAAGCATAATCCAGTAGTTGAAGAAATAGATGCCTTTGATTGGAAGAATCCGAGCGGAAAGCAGCTACTTTACGTCAAAGGTTACTCGCCTGACTGCAAGTATTACCCATTGCCGACCTATTTAGGGTCAACGGGTTACATTGAGTTAGATGTTGAAATATCAAACTTCCACCTTAACGCTGTTAAGAACAACTTTGTTGGCGGGACGATTGTGTCTTTCTACAACGGAGAACCGACACTTGAAGAGCAGGAAGAAATCGAACGCCAAATAAAGGACAAGTTCACGGGAACGGACAACGCTAATTCAATCGTTCTGAACTTTGCCGATTCAAGAGACAGAGGAGTAGAAATCCAGCAGCTAAACGGTAACGACTTCGACAAGCGTTTCGATATTCTAAACAAGACCGTACAAAGAGAAATCTACGCGGGTCATTCGGTAACCGACCCAGCACTATTCGGAATCAAAGAAGACGGAATCTTCACGAGCAGAAACCAACTTGTTGATTCGTTTGAGTTGTTCCAAAACACCTACGTAAACAACAGACAACAGTTTATCGAAAGGGTGTTCAATGAGTTGGCAGCGTTGCAAGGTTTGTCTAATCGTCTATTCATCCAAGATACAGAGCCAATATCTATTCAATTCAGCGAGAACACGGTTGTAAGTGTAATGACGCAAGAAGAAATACGTGAAAAAATCGGACTTCCTAAACTTGAGCAACCACTACAAGCAGCAAAGACTTCAAAGGACGAAGATGACATCCTTGTTGAGTACTTCAAGAACTGCGGCTCTACTGATTACGAACCCGTAGGAAATGGCAAGGCATTAAACTTTGAAAGCGAAACCTCCGCAAGACTTCACGAGGAACTTAACCGAAAGTATTGGTTCGCAGAAATAGACCCGTTGGACACGGCTATTCTGAACATCCTGAAAGAGAATCCAGCTACTCCATTTTTGGCAATAGCCGAACAATTACAAATGTCCATTGAAAGGGTAATGGCTGGGCTTCAAAGACTCAACGAAGCGAACGCTATCAAGATAGCAATAGACGAGGTGCTTGATTCAACACAAAGAGCGGTAGAAGTAACGAAAGAAGGCGAACGGTTGCTTGAAGAGATACCTCCAGTAGAGGAAGAGTTCGTTATCCGTTACGTTTACTCTAAACGACCAGAGGCAAGCGGCGCGGCTATAATCGACACTACGCGACCATTCTGCCGTGAGTTGGTTCAAGAAACACAAGCTGGCAAGAGTTGGGAATTGACCGAAATTCAGAACATCGGGGTAAGTCAAAATAGAAACGTTTGGATGCGAGGCGGTGGCTTTTGGGGCAAGTCGTACCATTGCCGCCATTATTGGGAGCAAAAACTTATGAAGGTTAAAAAGAATGGCTAACGTACTATTCATATCGGAAACATTCTTGAAGGACAACACGCTCCTACACGAGAATATTGATTTCAAGTACTTGCGACCAGTAGTTTTGATGTGTCAGGATATACACATCCAGCACAAAATCGGGACTACTCTTTACGATGAGTTGAAGACACAGATAACGAACTCTACGTTAACGGCTGCGAACCTTACACTTTTGGAGGATTACATCCAACCAGCGTTACTGCATTGGGTTCAAGCGGAAGCACCGACAGCGATAAGCTACAAGTTCTTGAACAAAGGAGTACACCAACAGAGTTCTGAGAACAGTTCAAACGCTTCTTTGGATGAGATTAACTTCATCTCTAAGAGGTACAAGGACAAAGCGGAATGGTACACCGAAAGGCTCGTTACTTTTCTTTTAGAAAACGAATCTGATTACCCTGCTTACGCGAACCCTGACGATGGTATTGATACAATCCAGCCTGACACGAGAACCTACACGACTGGAATGTTCTTGGGGCGCAGACCGAAGTTTATATCACTTGAAGATAAATATGAGTACAAACGCAAGTAGACGAAATCAAGAGAAGCTAAAGAAGTATGTACACGCTCAACGAAATATTAACCCTAATCGAAACCCAAGCGAACGCGCACCTTCAGGTGAGGCAGTACGGTCAGGGCGATGTTTGGGAGATAAACCCAAAGGAACTTGATTACCTTGTTCTGTGGGCTATCGAGGAAAGCGTTGTATTATCGGAAAGGACATTGACCTACAACATCCGACTGTTGGCAATGGATAGGGTCTTACCAGGCGAAGAGAACGAACAGGAAGTAATGAGCGACACCATGCAAGTTCTACTTGATTTCGTGGCTTACTTCAGACAGCTTCACACCACAGACTTATCAATTCAAACGAGCGTTACGCTTGAGCCATTTACCGAGCGATTTGATGACAAAGTAAGCGGTCATTCTTGCGTTTTATCTATAACACAACCATACGACTATAACAAGTGTCAAATACCTAACTCATGACAGAATCACAAAAACTAATCGGAACACGCGGATGTAAACTCCTTACAGGAACGGGAGCGCACACATCTTTAAAGGGCTACGCGATAATCGCACAAGAAGACACGGCATTCTCCACTTTCGAAGTGGATGGTGTTGATGCCCTTGCAGACTTCGGGTTAACGGGCGCAACCGTAAAAGCTGGAGCGTATATCGTAGTTCCTTCGGGCGATGCGATAACAGCTATTACAATGACTGCTGGAAGCGTTATAATTTACAATCAATGATAGGCGTTAGCAACATACCAATTGTTGCGTTTCGTGGCGGTGGAGGTGCTGCGGCTAATCCTGACTTCATTTCCGAATGGGATACAACTCAGGCTGGAAGTGCATCCGACACAGTAGTTCTGCCTCTCCTTTCTGGTGGGTCTTACTCAGGCACGATTGATTGGGGGGATGGTAACACTTCACCATTAAGTTATGGTAACCGTTCGCACACATACGCAAGCGGGGGAACATACACAATTACCATATCAGGAAGCGATATAAGAGGGTGGCAGTTCAATAATTCTGGAGATATAAGAAAGATAATTGATATATCTAATTGGGGTAATTTAGACATAACTACAAATAGAGCCTTTTATGGATGCAGAAATTTAGATGTAAGTGCTACTGATGCACCTATAATATCTACAACAAATCTTTCAGATGGTTTTAGATTGTGTCTATCCCTTACCAATTGCGATTTCAGCCAATGGGATGTGAGTTTGGTTACTAATATGTCCGCACTCTTCTTGGATTGCAGAAGTTTTAACGGTTTGATAGGTAATTGGGATATGAGTAGTGTTACCAACATGAACTCGATGCTGAGAAGCACTTATCTATTCAATCAAGATGTTGGTAGTTGGAATTTTGGTAGTGGCGTGTCAGCAAGGTCAACTTTTCTTGATGCTCTAATATTTGACCAAGATATTAGCGGTTGGGATATTACAGGATTTACAGACTTCACAAGCTTTATGAATGGCGCGCAGTTGTCAACCGTAAATTACAATGCCTTGCTTGTTGGATGGGAGGCTACTTTACAGGCTGCTTATCCAAGTGGCTCGGGATATACACCAACAATTTCCATAAGTTTTGGCAGCAGTCAATACACACTTGGAGGAGCAGCAGAAACAGCAAGGACATCATTGATAACAAACTTTGGCTGGACAATTTCAGACGGAGGCGGAGTTTAAACTAAAGGCATGAACACATTAGTATATGAAGGAACAGCAATTTACTGGATAGCTGTCAAAGACGGAACTACTTACGCAGGTCATGGCGTATTAGAAACAGACCCAAATACTGTGTCTTCAAAGTGGAGTTTGGAAGCGTACACAGACAGAGAAGTTTGGAAGAATAGATTAGTAAACGATTTCGGGGTTGACCCTGATGCAGACGAATAAGGCATGGATGCAATTTTAGAAGCACTTGCGAGTTATGGAATAGCTGGGATTTTTCTAGCTGTGTTGGTTTACTACCTGAACAAGCTGACAGACATCCACCGCGAAGAGCGTAAGGAGTGGCAAGATGCCAACAACCAACACGTTGACAAGTTCAGCGATGTAATAGCGGAGAACACGAAAGCGTTGGCTGAAATGCGCTCAGAATTAAAAGAAAATCGTTGCAAGATGTAAAGTGGTGTGCTATTGCACCAAGAGAATGTAAATGCAAAGATGGAAACTGTGACCAAAAAGACACGACCAAGCGCGGCAAAGTTAGCCGCAAAAGTGATAAAGGAGTTCGAAGGGTTTGAAAGCAAGCCGTATCTATGTCCAGCGAACATTCCGACCATCGGCTATGGAAATACAATGTACCCGAATGGCGAAAGGGTAACTATGGATGACCCTGAGATAAGCGAAGAGGAAGCTACGGAGATGCTTATGGACACCATCAAATCAGTAGAAAAGCAAGTGAAGAACGTTCTTGAGGTCAAACTGAAAGC